AGTGCTGCGACTTCCAGATACGCTCCATCTCATCATCATCAGTGAGAAGAGGACTAGCAGAAGAGAAGTCAGAACGATCATAGTTACGATATCCTTCTACATTACGAATCTTGAGATTGAAGTTTGCACCTTCCCAAAAGTCAAAAGGATTCACTGGAGTTTCATCTTCAAACTGAGGATTCATTGCTTCGTTCAGCTTGTCGAAAATCTTCTTGCCATACTGATAGAGAAAGACGCTACCTTCGTTCTCAGGTTTGGCGGAATCCTTCACGATATAAACGTTAGAGAAATACTTCAGACGGCGCTTCTGCTTACGAGCAATCTCTTTATCAGAGTCAACACCAGAGTTCCAAAGCGTAGAGTTGTATTCGGATACTGGATCATCTTGACCGATTGATGTGAGAGAGTTCTCAATATACCAACCACCTGGACCTTGAAAACCATGGTCCCAAAGACGAACGAAGGGCATATCTTCGCCATCAGGTGCTGGAAGAAAGCGTAGTACAGCGTAGCCATTACCAGCCTTATCGACTTGTGGCTTCCACATACGGTCATCGCCATATGTCTGCTTTGCTTGATTGCCATTCAACTTTTGAAGTTGAGCGTTTAGCTTGTCAAAAGAGTTCTTTTGAGTCTTCATTTGTGCGAATGCGTTCATGTATATTTTCCTTGTATGTGCGATTTATCCAAAACGATCAAGTAATATTTGTTTCATTACTGACCTATCATATTGTAGAAACGGTTTGTATTTACTACTCTTAGAGTATACAACCTCCCAGATGATTTGTAAAGCTATTTTGTTATTCCAATGCTTAAAAATATCTAGAACGTCGTCGAGTATAATCAGCGATTCTAGTGAAAAACGTTTAGCAATAACTTCGTTTAACAATGGTGGGTGCTGACCATTCACCACTTTAAAGTTAGAGTCAAAATCTTCGTCTAATGTTCGTATCTCCTGTTTGAAGTGATATGATAGTGATTGAATCTTCTTCAACCACTGCTTATATATATCATCACTTTCGGTGGTTAGCAGGTCTCCAACCCATATCTTCTTGTCAGAGTTGACCATGTTAGCAACGATATAATTCTTGTAATCATTATGTTTTGATAACTTATAGAACTGAAACTTATCCTTTCGAATCTCGAACGACTGCGGAGAGGCGTTTACCTTGCCGTTGTATTTGAAGTAATCATACGACGAGGTAAAATGCCTCTGTAGTGCTAGATACGCAATGTATGTATTATATGCGTCTCTGGTCGAGTATGTGTTCATACAGGCAGCTTGGCAGTTCTCTCCATTAGACGGAGGTCTTCTGCTTCGTCTTGAATGCGAGATTTGATATTGGGGTTTTTGCGAATAATATCAGCAAGTGCTTCAATCTCAATATCATTCTTGTGAGCATAATCCAACACAGCTTCCATATAATTGCTATCTGGTTGCCTAGAAATCTTATATACATACTCAAAAAATTCATCATACTGTAGCTTGAGCATCATGGTAAACGTTCCTTCAATGTTTCAATTCTATTTTCAAAATAACCTATGATTGATACTTCATCATCATAAAGGGTATCCACCCTACTAAAATTAACTTTTAACACTTCAACATGGCGTTGAAACACGGCAAGTTCAATCAATTCAGCAGCATCAAGCATCTGGTATCTCCCTGTTTAGATTACGTCAAGACGAGTTAGAGACATCTCTTGTTCTAAGAGTTCGTTGTATTCTTTCTCCGATATGATGTATGGGGAATGGTCTATATGCCACTGAACAGAACGATTCACCGAATCGTGAATGTAGTCTTCGGCCTCATAGAAATCTTCAAATTCGATGACCTCTGGATTTGGGTCAAGCGAGTCTACAGCAATCGTCACACGATATCTCATTATACACACTCCTCAACGATAAAGTCTGGATCGTCTTTAACTGCAATCCAACGAAGGTCTCCTGTCGATGAGACTAGCATGTCAACGATAAAGTCTGGATCGTCTTTAACTGCAATCCAACGTAAGTCTTCAAGGTCCATGGAGACTAACATGGCAAAGGGACCAGCGAGACGCTGATGTTTTGATGTGTGAATACGCTCACTAATCTTGATACACAACCACTCGGTACCGAACTGCTGAATGCGGTTCTTACCGTGCTTGCTCTTACCCTTGAGTTCGATTGTATCACCTACTTGCATAACAAATTTCCTTTCACCAACACTAGCTTCGTGCCAACACGAGGCTGCCTGCCCGGCGGGCAGACTCCATATAAATCTCATAACGGTAACCGTCGGCTGCTCTCCAAGTGTGCTTGACCGTATGCTGCAACATTGACAGATTGTCAGTGTCATAGTCTTGCTTGAACACCTGACGCTCTCCAGCTTTAGTACGCTTGTCTGTTTTGTAAATCTCTACAGTAAACATTACCTTCTCCTTATGAACGAATGCCGTGTTCTGCTGCTAACTCAGTTCCGTTGAACAGAGTGAAGCCATCCACATCGTTGATAGCAACCATCACTTCGAGGTCGATACCAGCTTTGGTACGAACGCTCTCAATGCGACCCCTACCAAGAGGAGTATCGATGAAGTTGCCTTCGGCACCCCAAAGGTCACTCATGAAGCTCTTCATCTCAGGAGAAATAGTCTTGGTCATCTGTCTTCCTTTCTTCTCTCTATATACTTAATATAAGCATTCTGAAGACAAATGTCAAGGGTTATTTTCACTTTTTTTCAAAAAAATGGTGCTGCCACGAGGATTCGAACCCCGGACCTGAGGTTTACAAAACCCCTGCTCTACCAACTGAGCTATAGCAGCTTAATATTCATATGTGTTAGCATATCGTTTGCTAGGTCACGAAACCAAAGACTATCGTGACCTCGTGTCGTTTCAGCGGCTGTACCAATACGAATACCACTTGTTTCTACAAAAGAGCGTGGATCGTTAGGCACACCATTCTTGTTCACTGTGATGCCCTTTGCTTCAAGCATATCTGCTGCATCACGACCAGAACGAGTTGTCCCGCTAAGATTTAGCAAAACGATATGAGAGTCTGTACCACCAGTCTGTACGTTCATACCTCTGTTAGTGAATACATTACACATCACTCTAGCGTTATGAACAACCTGCTGGCTGTATAGTTTAAAGTCATCAGTGTTAGCCTCAATGAACGCTTGTGCTTTTGCAGCAATCATATTCATCAGAGGACCACCCTGTGTGCCAGGGAATATAGCGCTATTTATTTGCTTTGTATAAGATGGGCTGTTCCATAGAATGATACCGCCTCTGGGACCACGGAGCGTCTTATGAGTTGTGCTTGATACTACGTCAGCAAAATCACATGGGTTTTCATAGGCACCTCCTGCAATCAAGCCAGAGTAGTGAGCCATATCTACGAATAGATAAGCGCCAACACTGTCTGCAATCATCCGCATTGCTTCCCAGTCGATTTGTCGAGGGTAAGCACTCGCACCAGCAACAAGCATCTTTGGTCTGAACTGACCAGCCTTATCAGATACCTCTTGGTAATCGATGAAGCCATTCTCGTCCACACCATACGAATGTGCTTTGTATATTTTTCCTGAAGCAGTCATTGGCGCACCATGAGTTAGATGTCCGCCAGAAGCAAGGTCCATACCGAGGATCGTATCACCCGGTTTTAGAAACGCTTGATATACAGCCATGTTAGCATTAGCGCCAGAGTGCGGCTGTACATTAGCATACTCACACCCATAGAGTTCTTTCAGTTGGTCAATTGCCAACTGCTCAATCGAATCCATATGCTCGCAGCCGTTGTAATAACGCTTGCCTGGATAACCTTCCGCATACTTGTTTGTAAAGATACTACCACAGAGTTGCATAACAGCATCACTAGCAAAGTTCTCACTAGCAATCAACTCAATCGTATCATTTTGTCTAGCAACCTCATCCAACAAGATTTTATTGACCCTATTGTCAATTCCTGTACTATGATACATATCATCTCCATTATCTCGCATGAATTCCCAATGCGTCAATCGTTTTTCGTTCATTTTAATAGCATTCCAATAAGCAGTTAGTAAATCATTATGAGGCATTTAGTAATTCCTAACATAGAACCCTAGACGTTTGGAATGTAGTCTACCACCACAATCTTCTTCATCTCTAATGAATTTATATTTCTTAATTCTATGCTCTGGCAACTCAATATCGATACCTTCAAAGCAAGGTACAATCTCATCATAATTTGGATCAGGCGACCCTCTCAGATGAACTTCGATTATCTTATTACCTATGAGTTCTATATTCCATCTATCAATCCTATATGATACATCCATATCGAAAATATCATATAGGCGTGAAGGCATATAGTATTGAAAATTGGTATCTCTATGCCATCTTTTGAAAACAAAAGGATTGCTTTTTGATTTCTCACCTATAAAACAACTTTTTTGTTCGTGACTCCAGTTTGAAATAATATCGTCTTTCCAACCATAGTCGATGCTTCTATGTATGCCTTCAAATTTCTCACACCAAAACATACCCGGTTCTAGAGCATTCCAGTCATCTGGACCGAGTTCTAGTTCCGTCGCACTCAATCCCATACCATAGAGGTTGTAGACTGGTCGAACTATATATGTGTCTTTTTTGGGAGGTGCTATCCCCGCAGGACCGCAGAGATAACCAAGTTGCTGTGATAACCACAGTTTATTGAAGTAGTTTCGATGTGCTGGATACGCAACCCATGCGTCTTCATCATACTTTATCATTATAACTATCCACAAACCTATAGGCTAACGCTTCGTTGTCATATCTGTATTTTACAGCAAATTCTGTGCTGGAATTTTTATGATGAATCCAAATTTCATATCCATCATTATCGAGGTCATGAACTCTTGCAAATCCATCACGTTCATTCGAGGGCATTTTTGCAACCAACATAA